TGGCTTGTGAAAACGGAGAATGTGAAATTTATGAAGAATACGACAAAGGAAAGTACATCAAGTTACTCACCGAATATATTAGAGAATTTGTTAGAGATAAACTTCAGCAATATGAATGATAAAATAAAGGAAGAATTGGACAGTAAATTTATCTGTCCTCAAAAGTTCGCTCAAGACATAGAAAATCTTGTGAAAGAATGTAAAATCAATTACATTGATGCAATCGTCACATATTGTGAGGAGAATAGTATTGAAATTGATAATATATCAAAATTAGTTTCTAAACCATTGAAAGAGAAACTTAAAAATGACGCAACTGAATTGAATTTTTTGAAGAAAACTACTCGTGCTAAATTGCCTCTGTGACACCTTTTGATGTATATAAAACTTATCTAGCTTTTAAGAATCATTTTACCAAAAAGAATTACGACTACTTTAAGTATTGTGGAAAGTCCAGAGCATCTCTGGACTCTTTTCATAAGAGGAAGGATAGGTATTTTTTTGAACGAACTTCCAGACAGAAGAATGATGATGAAATCAAAGCATATTTTGTAGCAAACTTTGCTGAATGTAATGATACTCAATCTTTATGGATTGGTGAAATCATTCAAAATGGTGAAGAAATTTATAACAATTGGTTGAAGAAATCTCAAAGTCTTTTTTACTTATTCAAAACAGAAGCAGAAGTCTTTATACACAAAGATAGTTTTGTAGAATTATTTGAGATCAAAAACAATCAACATCCAGAAATTCTTAAAAAGTATTTTCAAGGAGCAATTAGTTTAGAGACTATGGTAATTCTTGATATGATATTGGGTTATGTGAAACAGTTTGACAAGAAACTAACAGACCCAGTGTGGGAAACCGTCAGTTTAAGAATTCGAAAATACATGCCTTTCATAAATATTGACGTAGCAAAGTATAAGGAAGTTCTTAAGGAGATTGTTTTATGAGTAGATTTTTTGATTCGGAAGTGGTTAGAGAATCAATGTCCGAACTTGATGAACTTCAACAACAACTTTTTGTTGATATGCTTCGTCTTCCTATTTTGAATAACGAAGAAAGGAGAGCACATCTTAAAATGATGACCGAGTTCTTGGAAAAACAGAAATTGTTTATCTTCAGAATTTCACTATCTGATGATCCAACAGCAATTGAAATGAAAGAGAAAGTTCTTGATTCTGCTAAAATGCTTGGTCTTAAAAAAGGTCAAACAATTAATGATTTTTACGATATACTGCAAAAAACTATTGATGGTCTTAAAGAAACACTTGACGACTGACCTCATACCTGCTACAATTAATACGAAGAATACTTCAAATACTACTAATACGGAGAATACGAATGTCTTTTGCTAAATAAATATAGCAAAAGACACTATTATGTTTAATAAAATAGAAGGATTTTCTAACTATCTTGTTGAAGATACTGGAAAAATATTTTCTTTATCAAAAAAAGATTATATGAATTCTTATGAAAATAATTGTGGATATGAGTTTGTATCTATTAAAAGTGATGAAGGAAAATGGGTCTCTGTATATATCCATCGTTTAGTCGCAAAATCTTTTTTAGAAAATCCAAATAATCATCCAAATGTTCTTCATTTAGACGATAATCCAAAAAATAATAATCTTAATAATTTGAAATGGGGAACTCAATCTGAAAATATTTCTTTGTGTTCTTTACACGGTAGAATATCCAAAAACAATCAGTATATTAAAAATCCAATTACTTGGAAGATGAAAGATCCTTTTGGAAATATTCATATCACACAAAATCTTAAAGAATTTTGTCATAACAATAACCTTTGTTCTTCTGCTATGAGATGTGTATTAAAAGGACTTCAGGGCAGAAAACAGCATAAAGGTTGGACCAGGGCTTGACATCCCTTTGTAGTTCTTCTATAATAAAGTTGTTATAAAACAAAATTTAACAAATACAATTCATACGAAAAATACTTAAAATGTCATTTCAAGATCTTAAAAAGCAATCAAGTATGGGTTCTTTGACCGAGAAACTCATCAAACAAGTTGAAAAACTCAACGATTCTGGTTCTAAAGATGATGATCGTTTTTGGAAACCAGTAATGGGTAAGGGTGATACAGGTTCTGCTGTTATTCGATTCTTGCCTGCTCCAGAAGGATGTGAACTTCCTTGGGCACAAGTGTGGTCTCACGCATTTCAAGGCACTGGTGGTTGGTTGATTGATGAGTGCCTAACTACTCTTGGTCAAAACTGTCCTGTGTGCGAGAAGAATCGTGTTCTGTGGAACTCTGGTTCTGATCGTGATAAGGAAGAAGCACGTAAACAGAAGCGTAAACTGTCTTATTACAGCAACATTTATGTTGTAAAAGATCCTGCAAATCCAGACAATGAAGGACGAGTGTTCCTTTATAAGTTTGGTAAGAAAATCTTTGATAAGATTATGGCTGCTATGCAACCAGAATTTGATGATGAAGAACCAATCAATCCTTTTGATTTCTGGAAAGGTGCGAACTTCAAACTGAAACTGGTGAAGAAGGATGGTTATTGGAACTATGACAAGTCAGAGTTCGCAAGTCCAGAACCTCTTATGTCTGACGATGACGACCTGGAATCAATCTATAAGTCGCTGAACAATCTTGGTGATTTCACGGATCCTTCTAAATTCAAATCTTATGAAGATCTGAAGAAGCGTCTTGATTATGTTCTTGGTCTCAAAGGAACTCCAAAGTTCCAAGATCCAGAGACAGTTGATGAAGAGGAAGAAGTTGAAGTTTCGCGTCCTGTGCGGGAATCTGTTTCAGTTCGTCCTTCTGCTTCTAATGATGATGAGGACGAGGATGATGCGATGTCCTACTTCCAGAAGTTGGCAGAGTCCTGATTTCAAAATCACTTTTTAATTACACTTACCCCCCGAAAAAAATCGGGGGGATTTTTTTGCCAAAAAGGTTTTTATACTCCAGTAAATTGTGGGTTATAAGTTTTCTTGTTTAGTTGATTGACATATTGTGAAGATTGATCGTATTTCATAATATTTCTCATATCTGTAATTACTACTGATAGGAATTGTGGTTTTAATACTCTAATTTGTCTCTTATCTTCATTAATACCGACTTCATACTCATAGTTTGTAACTGCTTTTACTGGATTTGCAGTGATTGCTACATTATCAAAAGTTGTATATGAAACAGTAAAATCTTCATCTACTTCAAATCCAGAACCAATTACAAGACGATCATATTGATCTTTGATTTCTGTAGTTTCATAATGATGAACATCTGACAATGCTGCATCAGATCCATACTTATCAATCATATAATTATATAAGTCATTATTGTTCAATGGCCATTGATCTCTTACGTTTGTAATGTTATTCGTGATTAAAATCACCCAATCAAGTTCTGGATCACCATAAAGTTTTGAAGCAACTACTTCTGGTCTTTGATTATCGGTAATTTGATAATAATCAAAGGCAGTAATAGCATTAATGACATCAGATCTTATTTTTGCTCTTTTGAAAAGATTTTTGACTGTAATATAATCTTCATTTGTGCTTGCATTGGGCAAACGAGAAAGATAAGAAATATTTGGAAATTCGTTAAAATATGCCATTTTAGTATCCTACATCGTTTGGTGAGATTGGATAAAGATCACCAGAATTGTCAGTATTATCTACAAATTTTCTTCCATCAAAAATAGAACTTTGATAATCAGTATCATAAATTGGTTCAAGTTCTTTGAATGACATATTCATAATTACAGATACTGGTTGTCCATCATCATATGCTGCCCAAGTTCCATCAGCAGTATAATTCATAGAAAAACCAACCAATGCACAAGTTTTAATTCTATTTACACCTTGGATTGGATTTCCATTAGAAGTTTTGTATTGTAGTTGAAATACATTTGGTGTTCCCAAGAAATATGATGCTGCTCCTGCTGTTCCGTATTCTTGATTTCCTGATCTTTTGTCTTGTTTTTTTGCTGCCATTCCTTGTTTAAAGAATCTTATAATTTTATTAATATCTGTTGCTTCTTCTTTACTTCTTGGACTCATTCTATATTGGAATGTAAATTCTCTTAATGTTGGTGAATTGAAGAGAAGTTCAAGATTACTATTTGGAACAACTCCAAATCCTCTTGCCAAAATACTTTCTGGCGACACTGAAAATCCTGCCATTGAAAGAACTTGTGATCCAACTCCAGTTTTGAATAATGCATTTGCTGATTGTGAATTGGTTATGGCGTCCTTTAACGCCAATAATAATGCTCCTTTTACTGCTAATCCTCCAGTTTGGGATGGAGAACTTCCAGTAAATAAACCTCCAGCAGCCCCTATGCCAGCCGCCAATGCGTACCCGTCGAGATTACCAACAACTTCTGCAGTAGCAGCAGCAGAAAGATTATTCATATTATCATCACCCCAAGAAACATTATTAGAATCACTTACACTATTTGGCATAGGTAATTTAACAATTCCTAAAAATTTTGCTAATGCGGAAGTTTTTTGCAATCCAGATGTTAATATTTTTTTTGCTGCATCATTTCTACCAAATAATTGGTCTGATTTTGGTGGTCGGTAATGATATTGTCCTATTTGTAAGTGATCTTGTGTTTTGTTATATAAAGCATCTTTCGGATATTGTAGATTTGTTCCTTTTAAATTTTCATCTATAGATCCAAATTTAAAAATTTTGTTTAATTCATCTGGATTTAAACTAGGAAATGAAGTAGTTCCTGATGATGTTGGGCCAATAATTGGTACTGCTGATGCTATTCCTGGATTTGTTCCTGGAAAATAGTTTTGAACCCCTGCTGGTGTAGTTGGATTTTGTGCTGTTGGGTCTATCTTTAAACCTTTATTTTGTCCTCCACCAGTCAAATATGCGGCATTTACTTTCCTACGCATATCTTCACTTAATTGATTTGCAAGTGCAGTTGGTTTAGATGGGTCATTATTTGTAAATAATTTTGGATCTTGTATCGCATCACTTGTCCAACTTCCATTTTTGTAAAATACTGCTAATCCGACTCCTACTGTATAACCTGCTGCACTCTTTTGGCTTAATACATAATCACCATTAGTTGGATCGTATCTCAATCCATATAGACTACCAAAACCAACTTGTGATGTATAGTAATTATCTTTTAATATTTGATACGCCATTTATGGTGAAGATAAGTTGTCTGAATAATCCCAAACTTTTGATTTAAATACTGGTTGTCCTCTTCCATCTACAAATTTTTCAGTAGGAAGTAAAGAAACTTCTCTCCATTCCTTTTCTGGAACTACAAATAAATCAGACATCACACCAGAGAAAAGATATTTATGTAAGGTTTTCTTTGGAGCATTTACGAATCCAAATTTATTTATGTAAGAATTTGCAACTCCTCCACGATACTGGGGATTAAGATAATGAAGATTTGAACCAAAGAACCAACCCTCTCTTTTGTTGATTTCTATAATATAAGATAGTGGTTGTCTATCCCAGAATTTATATTTTTGTGGATATTTTGCATTATATAAAAAGAAAACTAAATTACCAGGTCTAATAAATCCAGTATCTTCTTCACTTATGTCTGGATCTTGAACATTCATAAGTTCATTCATTAAAGAATTCGTCCACCAATCAGTGCTTCTATATTTTTTTCCTGCTTCTTTGATTATTTTTTCGGCAATCATCTTGTTTGTATTCCTAATTCTTTTTCTGTAAAGATGCGAAATTCATAATTATGATCAGCACACCATTCTTTTGCAGCACTCCATTTTGCTTGATTGATTGCCCACATTTTCACAGAATATGCCCAAGATTTTGTTCTTCTTTTGGGATTTGTGTCTGGCATTTTTAATTCTTTTGCTGGTTTGATTTCAACGACAAGTGTTCTGGTATTCCCATCTTTATCTTTATACTTAACAAAAAAGTCAGGAAAGTATCTATGAACTTTATTATCTATTGGTGAGCGATATGGAATCCAAAATTCTTCACTTTTCCAAGTATTAACACTTTCAGTTAGATCACAATATTGCATAAATTTTAGTTCATAAGAAGACCTATAAACTATATTAGTTGGATCTCCACCATACTTTTTTGGATTTTGAGGTCTAAATCTTCCTTGCCGATATTTGGAATCGTCTGGATGCGGCATACATAGTATAGAATCTTATACGCATATTTAGATGTCCAGAGCAAATACATATAGAGTGGATCCTCTTTATGTAAAGATGACTACCCCAAGAGATATTGGGGGATCAACTTTGCCTTCAGTTCAACAAATGTTTGGCAATTTGTCTCTTACGAGTCAATTTAAAGTCAGTATGTTTTTGGGAGGTGCGACTGGTGAGCAAGATAATAAATTGATAAAATATTTAAGTGATTGTGGAATAACTAATGATCAATCAAAAACATTTACTTATGATTTTATGTGTGCGGAAGCAGTTCTTCCTGGAGCAACCTTTGATGTTGGGGAAGAAAGTGGAAGTCGTCAGGGTATAATTGAAAGATTTCCAAATCGTAGAGTATATTCTGATTTTAATCTAACTTTTTATGTGGATAATGAATATAATATCATTCGTTTATTTGAAGAATGGATGAATTTTATCAATCCAATTTATAGATCTTCTACTAATGGAAGTTCTGAACAACAACCTGCAAGTCCAAGTGGTCAAGGTGGATTTGAAGATGCTAATAATTATTTTAGATTTAGATATCCAGATCAATATAAAAGAATAATTTCAATCACTAAATTTGAAAGAGACTTTTTGGTAAATCCAAATGATCCAAATAGTCCCACAAAAAATCAAAATCTTTTAACTTATCAATTTATTGATGCGTTTCCAACTAATATTACTGCTCTTCCATTGTCTTATGAGGGAAGCACAATAACTAAAACTACAATTAATTTTAGTTATACTAGATATACTACAATAAAAAATACTGGAGTTGAACCAAGTCCAAATACACCAAGACCAAAAGATCCAGCAAATCCAGATAAACCCCTACCAAAAAAAGATTATACACCAATGATAAATGATGTGGATGGAAATAGGCTTCCTCTTGGTCCAGGAATTCCCAATGTAGACCCACGCAGAGCGTAATAAATAATTATAACTGAATTTCTATAGGTCATTATGCCTTTACCAAAAATTGCTACACCAACATATGAGTTGGAATTGCCATCAACTGGAAAAACAATCAAATATCGTCCATTTTTAGTCAAAGAAGAAAAGATTTTAATTCTTGCACTGGAAAGTGAAGACGTTAAACAAATCACTAGTGCAATCAAAAATATTTTAAAGGATTGTATTCTCACAAGAGGAATTAAAGTAGAAGAACTTCCTACTTTTGATATTGAATATATCTTTTTGAATGTTCGTGCAAAGTCAGTTGGAGAATCAATTGAATTAATTGTGACTTGTAGTGATGACGGAGAAACAGAAGTTCCAGTTAAAGTTTATATTGATGAAATTGAAGTTCAAAAAGATCCAAATCACACACAAGAAATTAAATTGGATGCCAATTTAATTCTTAAAATGAAGTATCCATCTTTGAATGAATTTATTAAGAATAATTTTGATTTTAGTAGCAATGAAATTTCTTCTATTGATA